GACTTCATGCTCCTCGGCGAGGAGCTGCAGAAGACGGTCCGGGGCATCCGGGACGAGACCATGTTCCTGGTCGAGACGGCGCTGGGCCAGAAGGTGACGGGCTCGACACTTTCGGAGGGCCTGTTCCTCCACGACGACGTAGTGCGCGTGCTCCGCGCCGTGCGCGACGACAGCGCGGCGTTCGGCGAGGACCTCGTCAAGATGGTCCGCACCGTGCGAGACGATACGCTGTTCACGCTGGAGACCTCGCTTGACCAGCGCATTCGTGCCGCGTCCGCGACTGATGGTCTGTTCCTGTCGGACTCAACCGCGAAGGTCGCTCAGATGATGGTAGCCGAGCAGCTCCTCCTGCTCGACGAGCCGATCAAGCGGCTTCGTCGCGTCTTCGACGCGGACACCATGTTTCTCTATGATGCGCTGGTGAGCTCCTACCTTCAGGTTGGAGCAGAAGCCCTTATTTTTGTCCGACTGAAGCTGCTGGGAATAGCATATAATGAGATAGCACTCGTGAGTGATTGGGTCGGGGAGAAGATTGCTCTTCGCGGCGCGTTGTTCTCGGAGCTGCAGCTGTTCGACACGGGCTGAGGGATGTCGATCAGGCTAGAGGTACCAAACATCGAGGCTGGGCACACGGGCATGTTCACGTGGGCCTCGTCTGTGGCCCCCGACGCGGCACCAAAGCTCTCGGTCTGGAACCCGGCCAACACGGTGATCCTGAGCCTACTGTCGATGACACAGAGCGACGCGACGCACTACTACGGTCTCTTGACGGCGCCAGTCTCGGCCGACGGGGTCCACCTCGCCGAGGTGCTGGCCCTCAAGACGATCAGCGGCTCGGCCTACAACAATAGACAGAGGATGAGGTTCAGTGTCTTGACGACGCTGCCAGATTAACCAGCCAACCAAAGGACCAGCCACATGAAGTTCTCGTTCCTGGTGCCAGGAATGCCGTTCGACGGGCTAACGATAGGTGAGGCGTCGCTGGGCGGGTCGGAGACCGCCGGCTACTACGTTGCCCGCGCGCTCGTCGCGCGCGGACACGACGTGACGGTGTTTTCAAACGGTGCCCGGCCGGGAAAGTACGAGGGGGTCGAGTACGCTCAGCAGCGCGACTGGCACGGCTACGCGAACAACATCCAGCACGACGTGGCCGTGGTCCAGCGCACGCCGGAGGTATTCGTGACGTCGCTAGCGGCCAGGCTCAACGTACTCTGGTGCCACGACCTGGCTCTGGCCCGCGCGGCGGGGCCGTTCCGCGCCGCCATGTGGAATATCGACGTGGTGGCGGTGGTCTCTGAGTTCATGCGCCAGCAGTACCGCGAGGTGTACGACCTCCCTGAGCGGTTCCTGTTCCGCACGAGGAACGGGCTTGACCTCGCGTTGCTCGACAAGGTGATGGCCGAGGGCTTGCCGCGCGACCGGCGAACCCTCGTCTTTGCCGCGCGACCGGAGCGTGGCCTGGACGTGCTGCTCGGCAAGGTCATGCCCTTGCTGCTCCGGGTCGAGCCGAGGGTCAAGTTAAAGATCGCCGGTTATGCCAACAACCCGCCGCAGCTCCAGTCGTTCTACGAGCAGTGCGACAAGATGGCCTTGGCACTTCCACTTGGTGCGGTCGAGAATGTTGGCTGCCTCAAGAAAGAAGATTACTATCGTGTCCTGGCGACGGCGGGGGCCTACGTCTATCCGACGCCGAGTCCGATGCTTAAGCAGTTCGCCGAGGTGAGTTGCATGTCGGCCATGGAGGCCCAGGGCTGCGGCCTTCCTGTGGTCACGTCGCGTCGGGGCGCGTTGCCTGAGACGCTCGACCCTGAGGCCGGTGTCCTGGTCGAGGGCGACCCGATGACCGACGGCTACGCCGAGGTGTTCGCGGCGTCGGTGCTCAACCTGATCCGCGACGATGACGCCTGGTCGCGCGCTAGCGCGGCCGGTCGGGCGCGCGCGCGCGAGCTCGATTGGTCCGGTGTGGCCGAGCAGTGGGAGCGGGAGTTTGGCCGCCGTCTGCGCGAGCTTAGAGGCCCGGACAGAGCCCTTGTGTATCATCTGGTACGGCACTCAAACGTGGATGGCTTGCGTGCACTGGCGAGCACTGAGACGCCTCTGGCGGGTGAGATAGAGGAATATGTCGCCGGGGCGTATAAGTTTTTAGAGACTGAGGAAACGTTTCGGGAACATTATGCGCGGCACGGTGCCGATACGATCAAGGCGCTCCACACGACCCCGGAGGACCAGCTGCGGGAGAAGTTTGAGACCACGACGGAGGACAGGTTCAACGTTCTCGAGTTTGTGATTAAGAGCTATCCCGACGCGACGCGCGTTCTTGACTACGGGTGCGGTCACGGTTGGTCTACGATCTACCTGCACAACCGTGTCGGCCGGGAGTGGCTCGGTGTGGATGTGGACTTGGGCGCCGTTGAGTGGTCACGGGAGTGCGCGGCCAAGTTTGCGCGTGATCCCGCCGCGGTTAGTTTCGAGGCTGGTGGTCACGAGGTGCTTGCTGATCGTAAAGCGGTGTTCGACCTGGCGATCGTGAGCGAGGTCCTTGAGCACGCGCGTGACCCTTACGCGGTGATCGAGGCGGTCGAACGCGCCGTGAAGCTGGGTGGTGTCGTCGTGGTGACGATGCCCCAAGGGCCGGTCGAGTTTGCCTCGCCCAACTGGTACAACTTCCGCAACCATGTGCGAGAGTGGGGTGCCGTGGAGCTGGAGGAGGTTTTCGCCAAGAAGAAGTATACCCTCGGCTATACCTCGCAGGGACACCACGGCATCACGGGCGAGCCGCAAGGTTTCCACACGATCACCTATGTAGCTGACCATGAACCTGTGTGCCGCGTTGATCTGCGCGCGCACCTGCGTCGCCAGCGTCCGCGTCAGTCTCTCTCGGTCGCGATAATCGCCGGTGGTAGCCGAGCCGACGAGCACTTGCACTCGTGCCTTCGTGCCCTGCCTCTCGTCGCGGACCAGATAGTCGTGGCGGACTGCGGCATGTCGCAGGAGTCGAAGAGGATCGCGGCGCAGTACCCGACGCAGGTCGTGCCGGGTCTGGACCCCAAGGTGCACGGCTTCGACGTGGCGCGGAACGAGGTACTCAAGTACGCGACGGGTGACTGGATCCTTTGGATCGACACAGATGAGACGCTCGTCAACCAGGGCCAGATGTCGAAGTACCTTCGTGAGAACATGTACGCCGGTTACTCCGTGCGACAGCATCACTTCGCGGTCGACGTACCGTACCCGCCCGATCTACCGGTAAGACTGTTTCGTCGGGTTCATCACGACGGTGTGCGACCGCGCTTCTTCGGCTCGATCCATGAGCACCCGGAGCGGGCGCTCAACGAAGGTCCCGGGCCGGTGATCGTGTTGTCGGACGTATCGATCGGGCACCCGGGCTACTATCACGAGACGATCCGGCGTGAACGGTTTCAGCGCAACGTCCCTCTCCTGGAGCTCGATACGCGGCGCAACCCAAAGCGCCTGTTGCAGCAGCACTTTCTCGCGCGCGATAACGTCATCCGCGCCAATCACACGCTCCAGGCCAACGGCGGGGTCATGACGCCGGAGATTAGGGGATGGCTTGAGGACACCGTCGCGATCTTCCGACGGCACTTCCTCGGCCAGACGACCTACACGGGCATTGACACGATCACGTATTACTCGCAGGCGCTTCGTCTCTTGAACGAAGGCTTCGAGGTCGCCTTTGACATTGCTATGGAGAAAGACGGCGTGAAGTTCGGCACCGGCACGCCGAAGCAGTACCGCTTCGCCTCCGTGGGGGACCTCAAGACTGAGCTCGGGCGTGAGGTAGCCGTTGCTGAGACGTTCACGAAGCAGTGGTGGTGAGCGATGCCCTCTACCCTCCCCGTCAGCTATACGACAGTGGGGCTCGTTTATGAGACGCTTCCGGCTCTTAAGACGCAAGCGACTACCATCACCTCGGCTGAGATTGCTCTCCAGGCGGGGCAGGCGCAGGCGTACATTGACGCGCGCCTAGCGCAGACCTACGACCTGCCGCTGGCGGCCGAGGTGCCCGTGCTGACGGAAATGTGTACGGACTTCACCGTGTACCGCATCCTGGTCAAGAGGCTCTACACGGCGCAGCAGCTCGAGAACTCGCCGTGGCCGGATCGGTACAAGGAACTTTCCACGCTGCTCGACCTCCTGGCGGGGGGCGACGTGCCCCTGCTGGACACGACGGGGACCCTGGTCACGGCCAGCTCGACGCAGGGTGAGGTCTGGTCAGACAAGATGGACTACAAGCCGACGTTCTGGGAGGCCGACGACGAGTTCGGGCCGGTGGTCGACCCGGACAAGCAGCAGGACGAGTACGACAGCCGGAGGAACTATTGAGCGTCGAGATCACGGTCGTCGACCGCGGCGTCCGCGAGATGGCGGTGGCGGTGTCCCGCGCCTTGGGAGAGCGCAAATTACTCGCGGCGATTGGCGCGAGGCACCTGCGCTGGGTCAGTGACCAGTTCCGCACGGAGGGGCGGCAGACCGGCAGCGCCGGTCCCTGGAAGCCCCTGCGGCCGTCCACGATAGCTGGGCGGCGGGGGAAGGGGGGCAGCGCCAAGATACTCCGGGACACCGGGCGCCTGGCCCAGTCGTTCACCGTCGGCTACGGGTTCAGCTCGGGCTTCGTCGAGGTCGGCACGGCGGACCGGCGCGCGCGCTGGCACCACGAGGGGACGCGGCCCTACGTGATCCGCCCGGTGCGGGCCAAGGCGCTGCGCTTCCGTGTTGCCGGCGGGAGCTTCGCCTTCGCCCGCTCGGTACGGCACCCAGGGCTGCCGGCACGCACTCTGGTCCCGAGGGAGAATGTCGCTCTCGACATGGCCGTGCGGGTCATTGTGGCCGCCTACGAGAAGGTGGTGGGCCGTGGCGCGGCCTGACTACGCCTCGGTGGCCAGGGCGATCCGCGACACGCTCCTGCGCAGCGAGGAGCCGAGCCTGGCAGGCGTCCCGGTCATCATCGAAGCGGAGATCACACTCGCCGAGGTCCCGGCTGGCTGGATAGGTGTCTACAGGACGGGCCGGCAGATCGAGTCAAATCAACCACTGGCGGCTGGACGATCCTACCGCGTGGATGTGTTGTATTCAATCTGGTGTTATGGCTATAGTATTAGTGAGGAGCAGGCGTCCTTCGAAATGCGTGATAGTTTGATCTCCAAGGTCGAGGAGATACTCGCGTTGAACCGGACGCTCGGCGGGGAGCTCGGGGTCCTGGTGACGCAGATGAACGGTGGGCAGGACTTCAGCGGGCGCGGGGAGAACTCGCAGTTTTTCAGCGCGGCGGGGTCGGTAGACGTCGTGGTCGAGGTTAGGGGAACGGTATGAAGATCATCGCGCGGGGCTCGTTCTACGCGCCCGGCCTACCAGCCTTCGAGGACGGTGTCGTCTACGAAGTCGAGAACACGCTCGCTTTGTCTCTGATCGCGCGGGGACAGGGGGAGGTCTATACGCGAGAGGCGGACGGTGACCAGCCAGTCGTCCATGTTGTTCGGCACGACGACGTCGTCGGGCTGAAGGAAAAGCTCAACTAGGAGGAAGGGTCACATGCCCGGTTACGGAATTGCAGGTCACTTTGGCCTGGCGAAGGAAGCTACCTGGGGCACCGCCGTGGCGGCGACCCACTATGCGGAGATCTTGAGCGAGGGCGTCGTGCCGACGCTCGAGCGCGCGGACCTCGCCAACATCGTCGCGCGCTACAGTGAACCCGACGACATGGCCACGCTCTACCGGGTCGCCGGCCCGGTGAGCATGGTGGCCTGGCCCAACTTCGTGGGGCACATGCTCCGGGGCGCGTGCGGGGTCACGTCGACCACGATCACAGTCTCGGCGACGCAGTTCACGAGTCACATCTTCACCCTCGGGAGCTCGGACTTCGCGACCAACGTACCTTATCCGCCGTACACGCTGGAGGTGTTCCGAGACGTGGGGTCGTCGCTCCAGCTCGACGGGTGCGTGGTTGAGACACTCGACATCGACGTCAATGCCGGTCAGCCGGTGCTGTTTAACCCGTCGTTCATCGGCCGGTCGTTCCGCTACATCGCCAAGACGACGCCGACGTTTGCCGGTTCCCCGACGCAGCCGTTCGCGTTCGACACGGCGTCGTTCTCGGTCGGTGGTTCGCTCAACCAAAACTTCGAGACGCTGCGCATTTCGCTCCAGAACCAGAACGAGGGCGTGGCCACCCTCGTCGGCACGAACACGATCGGCAAGATCAGGCGTACCGGCCCGCAGCTCGTGCGCATTAGCGGGACGCTTGGCTTTGAGGATACGACGGAGCACCTCAACTTCATCAACCAGACCGAGCAGCGCATGTTTCTCAACCTGACGCGCGCGGCCTCGTTCTCGCTCCTGCTTGATCTACCGCGCGTGGTCTACACTACGTTCCCGATCGGCATGGGAGGTCGCGGCCGGACCCTCGTCAACTTCGAGGGTATCGCGCGCTATCACACCGGCTCTACCAACGCCTTCAAGGCGACGCTGACCAACGTGGTGACGGCCTACTAGCCAGCGGAGGGAGACCAGCCCGTGATCCTCAGGTTCCCGGACGGGAGGGAGCTCGACTTAACGGGCTCCTTCCCGTTCACGTTCGGCGACTGGCGCGCGCTCCAGAAGCGGGGCGTGCTCAAGACGATCAACGATCTCCAGGGTGACAGGCTCCTGGACCCGGAGGTCCTGTTCCAGATCCTCTGGCGCGCCGTGGAGAAGACCGGGAAGGGTTTCACCGAGGAGGACGTGGACACCCTAGAGCTCACGCCGGAGCTCTTCGTACGGCTCGCCAGCGGGGCCACGGGCGGGGAGCCGGCGCCCGCCGAGGACCCTACCACGGCCTCCTCGACGTCTTCGGCAGGGAGTACGGCTGGGGACCCGCCGACATAGACCTGCTGACGGAGGCCGACGTGAGGAGGCTTCAGATCATCATCAACTCGCGACGCGTCCTGGAGAGAACGAGGAGGAAGTAGGTGGCGACGCGGGCCGAGATCGGCATCATTACCAGGCTGATTGGGCTCCCGGAAGTCCAGCGCGGGCTCAAGAGCCTTGAGCAGTCACCTGGCCTGATCGGGCGCGCGTTCCGCTCGGGCAGCCCGGCCATCGGGGCGTTCCAGGCGGGGCTGGGGCGGCTCCATATCCAGGTGGGCGGGTTGTTGAACACCCTCACCCGGTTCGGCCCGCTGGCGGGAGTGGCGTCCGTCGCGGGCTTCGTCGCCCTGACCAAGTCGGCGCTCGACTTCGGCAGCGAGCTCCACGACACGAGCCTCAAGCTCGGCATCTCGACCGACAACCTCCAGGAGTGGCGCCACGTCGCCAAGCTGTCGGGCGTCGACAGCGGGTCCCTGAACATCGGGCTCAGGTTCCTCCAGCGTAACCTGGCCGGTGCGGCGAGCGGGACCGGCGATGCGTCGAAGGCGTTCCAGCGTCTTGGCATCAGCGTCAAGGACTCCTCCGGACAGCTCAAGTCCACCGACGCGGTGATCTTGGAGCTCGCGGATAAGTTCAAAGGCCTGGAGAACGAGACCGAGCGCACCGCCTTGTCCCTGCAGATATTCGGTCGGAGTGGGACGGAGTGGATCCCTGTCCTGCTGGAGGGCGGGGCGAGCATCGCCAAGATACGGAAGGAGGCTCGCGACCTCGGGCTTGTGATCGAGGAGGACCTGATCGACGCGGCCGACGAGGCCGGCGACACGTGGGACCGCTTCTCGTCTGTGCTCAACGTCTCGGTCAAGCGCGCGTTCCTCGCGCTGGCCCCTGAGATCGCCAAGCTGAACGACTACCTGCCGGAGCTCTCGGTCAAGATCGTCGCGGCGGCCAAGGCCCTCGGTGGGGTCCTGGTCGAGGGTGCCACGGGTGCGGCCGACGCGCTCGTCTTCGTTACCGAGAACATGGACCTTGTCGCTGCGGCGACCGGGGCGCTGATCGGACTGCAGCTAGGCAAGGCGTTCGGACCGTGGGGCGTGGCGGCTGGTGTGCTGACTGGCGCTCTGGTCGGGCTGGAGTTGCAGACCGGCAAAGTCTCCGGAGTTATGGAAGATTTCGTCGCTCAACTGACGACGCGGTCCCACGTCGTCTCGGCCTTCGCCGGTGTCGTGGACCTGGTTGCCGAGGCGATGAGGGGGCTCACCACTGGCGAGATCGTGGTCTCCCAGGAGCGCGCCATGCTCGCGCTGGAGGGGACCGGGACCGCGCTGGACGATGTGGCGCGCCGGATGAACGAGTACGTCGGTCTCAAGAACCCAGTAGTCCAGGCCGCGAGCCAGCTCGTGGCCGTCCACTGGGAGCAGGCGGCCAGCGCGCGCGCCGCGGCCTTGGCCGAGGAGGAGCTCTCCGGCGCCATGTCCGGGACCGTCGGGTCCTCGCGCGACGCCCTCCACGTCGGGGTGCAGCGGTTCGCGCTGGACCTCCGCTACCAGGACATCATCAAGAGGAACGAGGAGGCGGAGAAGGTCCGCGCCAAGGCGGTGGGCGAGACGACGAAGGTCCAGGAGGAGCAGGTCAAGAAGGAGCAGGAGTCGGCCGCGCTCCGCGCCGAGATACAGCGCGACTGGCGGTCGAACCTCTTCGAGCGGCTGCGCCTCTCCGACGAGGAGGCCCGCCGCGTCCTGGCGAGCGAGAAGAAGATCACCAGCTCGGTCGAGGACCGTGTCCACGCGCACGGCGCCCTGGTCCGGTCGATCCGGGACACGACCGCGGCCCAGGACCGGATGGAGAGGTCGGGGGCCTTCGTGTACGCCTCGCTCAGGAAGGCGTCGGGGGACTACTTCCGCGAGCTCGGCGACCGCGCCAAGAACGCCGAGACGGTGCTCCGCAGCACGTTCGACTCCCTGACCGACGCGGTGACCAAGTTCCTCGAGACCGGGAAGTTCGGGCTCAAGGACTTCTTCGCCGTGCTGAAGCACGAGGTCGCCGCGTTCTTCGCCAAGGACATCGTCGCGTCGGTCTTCGGTGGTGGCGGTGCGGGCGGTGGCGGCGGCTTCCTCGGGGACATCTTCGGTAGCATCTTCGGCGGCGGGTCAGGTGGCGGCGGCTCCTCGGGCGGCGGCTCCTCGGGCGGCGGCTTCCTCGGGGACATCTTCGGCAGCATCTTCGGCGACCTGTTCAAGGGTGGCGGGGGCACCGACACCCTGGGCGGCGGGTCCTCTGGTGGTAGCGCCTCTGGTGGAGGAGGACTGTTCGGTGGTGGCGGCTTCTTGGGTGACATCTTCGGGAGCATCTTCGGCGGCGGCAGCGACATCATCAGCGGTAGCGAGGGGATCGACACACTAACCGGCAGTAGTGCCGGTGGTGCCGCGGGCGGAGGCCTCAACTTCGGCTCGCTCGGGAACCTCAGCTCCCTGCTGGGCGTCGCCGGCTTCCTGTCCGGCAACAAGACCCTCGGGGCCATCGGCACCGGCCTCGGCCTGATCAGCAAGCTCCCGGCGCTCGGCCAGCTCCTGACCACTGGCTCGTTCGCCGGGTTCGGCGCGGGCCTGGGCGCGCTCCTCGGGCCGATCGGCCTAGCGTTCGGCGCCTTCCAGCTCTTCCAGATGCTCAAGAAGAAGTCAAAACCGTCGTTCGGCGGAGTCGTGTACGTCGGGAAGAAGAAGCCTCGCTTCGACCAGCTCACGGCGGACGGCGGCTTCGGGACGAAGGACAGTCGGGCCTTCGGCGAGGCGATCGACACGGCGTTCCGGCAGGTCCTCCAGCCGCTCGGCGCCGACCTGACGAAGAACCTGCCCGGCCTCGGCTACGGGTTCACGAAGGGCCGCGGGTTCTTCTTCTCCGAGGGCACCGGCAAATTCTACAAGGACGGCGGCGAGGTGGTGCGGAAGGCCGTCTCGTCCCTGCTGAAGTGGGCGCTGAAGAACAAGGCTATCGGTGGCCTGAGCAAGGAGGAGCGCGCCTTCCTCGGCAACGTGACGGTCGGCGCCAAGTTCCCCGTCTCTCGCTACGGGTTCTCGCCCGGGAAGTCGACCGCTGCCTCTGCCGCCTCGAAAAAGGGTCAGTCTGACGATCCGGACCTCGTTAAAGATAAGGTTGCCACAGGTCCGGGGAAAGACAAAGACCTCGTCGTCCCTGACAACAAGACCAAGGGCCGCGTCGCCAGTGACAAGGGAGATCGAGACCGAGACGGTGATAAAGACACGAGTGGCTCCTCGACCGGGGGCGGCGGCTTCAAGGACGTCATGTCGGCCGCGACCGGGGGAACGATGGTTGCCCACAAGCCGACCCTCCTCCTCGTCGGCGAGGGCGGCGAGCCGGAGGAAGTCAACGTCACGCCGATCTCCCGCCGGCGACCCGGGGGAACCGGGCCGGTGGCACCGCTCGTCGTCGGCGGCACTATCGTGCACCTCCACTTCCACGGACCGTTCATCGCCGACGAAACCAGCATCGAGCAGCTCGCCCGGCGCCTGGAGCGTGTGATGGCCCGACAGACGAAGCGCATCTATGGCTGACGCGCCGAACAGGGCTTACCACGTTGGCGTTGAGTTCACGGCGAACTCCGGCTACGTGGAGTTGCGCTCGCGCGCTTACGAGGTCAACGTCAACCGACAGATGGCCGATGTGTTTCGCCCGCTCGGCGCCGGTACCTGTGAGATCGTCCTCGACAACACCGACGGTCACCTCTCGCCCGAGAGTACCGTCTCGACGTGGGCCGGGCGTATGCGCCCGGGTCTCAACGTCCGCGTCTGGGGCCTCTACGACTCGTCCTCCGGCAACGTCCTTTCGGTAGACGTTTCCTCCGTCTCGAACCCGAACTCTCCTCCCGCGGGCATCTCCAACATCTATCCGTTGTTCACCGGTGCGGTGGACGAGTGGGTCGTGGACCCCAAGCTCGCGGGGCCGCGGCAGACAATTCTACGTTGTCGGGACGTGCTCAGGACCATGGTGCTCAAGCAGCTCAACCCGTCACTCAACACAGAGTACAACGTGACGAGCTTGTTCGTGGACGTCCTCTCGCTCGCCGGGATCGCGACGACGGCGCGCTCGGTGCAGGCGATCGACGACGCGGCGAAGTATACGTACTTCGACCCGGACACGCCGGCCCTGGACGTGGTCTCTCGGATCATCGAGAGTGGTGACTACTACACCTTCGTTGACGGCGCGGGCATCGTGCAGGTTAAGGACCGCAACTTCACGCAGGGACTCACCGTCGTCGCGTCGTACCAGGAGACCTATGACCTGTCCTACTCTCTCAGCGACGACGGTGTGGCCAACATCGTGCGCATCAGCGCCGAGCCGCGCGAGCCCTCGGCCGCGGTGGAGGTGGTCGCGCAGATTAGCTCGGGCACACCGATCAC